AGTTACCAATGTTCGAGGAGCAGACCTTCCAAGAATCAACCTCATCACTTTTGGAAGTCCTTGCCAAGATTTCTCATTGGCAGGAAACCGAAAGGGGATGGAAGGACAAAGAAGTTCTCTTGTCCTCCAAGCAATCCGTCTTATTAGCGAATGCCGACCAAGTGTATTTGTCTGGGAAAATGTTAAAGGGACATTCTCCTCAAATGATGGCGCAGACTTTTGGGCGATTATCCAAGCCTTTGCCGACATTGGGGGTTATAGACTTGAATGGCAACTGCTTAATACAAGTTGGTTTCTACCCCAAAACCGAGAGCGGATATACCTTGTCGGATATTCTACAACCACAGGAGGAGATTGGCGAGGAGTATTTCCTATCGCAGAAGGCAATCAATATGGTATTAGCAAACGGATTGAAGTAGTTGGAGATAGGGGAACGGGCGGTCAGCAAGGTTTGATATATGGAGAAGATGGAATTGCTCCTTGTGTTACCGCTCACACATTTGCTGACCCAATGAAGGTTAAGGTAAAGCAAATCGGAACTAAACTTGATTCTAATAGCGGTACGCAACCTTATCAGCAAGACCGAGTGTACGATGCTGATGGTATTGTTCCTGCTCTTAATCAAGGTAAAAATGATTTGATTCTACGAGTAAAGTCAGCCACAAGTTTAGGGTACGAAGAAGCAACAAGCGGTGATACCATTTACACTTCTCGCACTCAAAGCGAAACTCGCAGAGGCCGTGTAGGAAAGCAGAAGGCGCAGACACTTGAAACGAGTTGCAATCAAGCAGTAGTTCAACCGAACTACAAATACGAAGCAGCAAACGAATTAGTCAGAAGAAACACTTTAACTGAAGGAGAAGTTAAAGGTCTTGACTTTTACAATCAATCGGTTCGTGATGTCATTCCAACGCTAACTGACCCGAAGCACAACTCGCAAGGGTTATTTGATGGCTACCGCATCAGAAGGCTAACGCCTATTGAATGTGAACGCTTACAGGGATTCCCAGATCAGCATACGGCTTATGGCAATTACGATGGAGAAGTGAAGCCTATGAGCAACTCCCAACGATACAAGCAATGCGGTAACGCAGTAACAGTTGACGTGGTTGCAGCAGTCGCAAAAAAATGCATACCTTTATTTAATTAACAAAACCAATCTTATGAAAATCATAGAACTTTTAGACGGAAGCACTTGGGATATGGAGACAATCCTTGAGAAGATGCACGATGACCAATTTTACTACGGGGTACTGGGTAAGAACGCTCTATCCTCCTCTGCTTGTAAGCTGCTGCTGACATCACCAAAGACGTATCACTACGTTACGAAGTACGGCAGCGAGGACTCCGATGCATTTGCCGTAGGCAGGCTCGTTCACCTGATGGCTCTTGAGCCTCACAAGGTAGCAGACTACGAGGTGATTGAGGTGCAGAGTAAAAACGCAAAGGCTTGGCAGGATGCGAAGGGCAAGCGCAACCTTTGTACCCGTAAGGAGTACAACGAGGCGCAACGTATCTCTGATGCGCTCCTGCGCAACGAGAACGTGCTTGGGCTTATCACAGGCTGCGAGTTTGAAGTACCAAAAATTGGTATGATTGGCGGCCTGCCCTTTAGGGCAAAGGCTGACATCTACGCTGATGGATTCTTGGCTGACTTGAAAACAACAACCGACCTACGAGCATTCCCATACTCTGCCAAAAAGTACGGCTACGATGTGCAGGCGTTCATCTACACCCGATTGTTCGGAGTGCCGATTGACAAGTTCTTCTTTGTCGCTATTGACAAGGCAAGCCTTGACATAGGCATCTACTCGGTCAGTCCCGAGTTCGTGGCAGAGGGAGAGCGCAAGACTTTAGAGGCTATTGAGATGTACAAGCAGTTCTTCATCTTGGGTGAGGACTTGGATTCGTACACCGTTGTAGGTACGTTATGACCGACATCACCAAATGCACGGGCGAGGGCTGCGCCCTCAAAGAAACGTGCTACCGCTTCACCGCACCTGCCGAAATGTACCAATCGTTCTTTGTTGGCGTACCTGTCAAGCACGGCCAATGCGAATACTATTGGAACACCAAACTTTAACATCAAACCAATCGTTGCATTTTTTGCAACACCTCAAATACCAAAGAATAATGCAAGATCAGTTTATGAGGATTGCTATGGCGCAGCTCCGTAGCACCTACCCGTTCAAACCCCAACGCAGGGCAGTAGCTGCTCGGATGTGGGTAAAGTATTTAGACCGCAAAGCGATGGCGCAATGGTTCAAAGACCAAGAGGCGAGCGTATGATTAGACCCTTTGTGCTTGCCTTCCACAAGCAGAACTCGGGTGTATCACACCATAGGACATTTGCACCCTTGATATGCCACAAGGATGCCGATGTCTTTTTTATTGAGAAGATAACGGACATTGACCCCGAGATGTGGCCTAAAGTCACTCACATCTTTGCAAGCCGTGCATTCCCAGTAGAGCCGTTTGATGACTTCGTAAAGCTCTGCCGCAAGGAGGGCATCAAGCTAATCGTTGATAACGATGATTGGTGGGTTCTACCCCCTACGCATCCTCTGCAAGGGTTGTACGTTGAGCAGATGAGAACTCGCATCGTGCGCTCTATGAAAGCAGCAGATGAAGTGTGGGTGACAAATAAGCACCTTGCCTCAAAAGTCAAGAAGTATAACACCAACATCCGAATCATCCCCAATGCCATCAGCGTACCAACGTGGCAGGTAGAGAGAAAGCCAAGCGAAGAAGTGCGCTTTGGGTATATCGGAGGCAACCATCACGCAGCAGACGTAAAGGATTCCACAATCAACCTTGAAGGCTATCAAGGCTATGTCGCAGAGGTAGATGGCTACCCCGATATTATGAAGGCAAGCCATAGGCTGCCTACGATGCCACCAACACACTACCACAAGCTCTACGAGTTCTTTGACGTGAGCCTTGTGCCGTTAAGCACTTCCGAGTTTGCCAAGTGCAAGTCGCACCTAAAGATGTTGGAGGCAGGGTTTAGCAAATGCGCTCTGATAGTGAGCAACACGCAACCCTATTCACCCTATATCACAAAAGATAACTGCATTGCTATCAAGCACCCAAGCGAATGGGCAGGAGCAATCAAGAGGCTAAAAGAAAACCCTAACCAAGTTGCTGACCTAACGGAATCGTTATACGAGTATGTGCAGGACTTTACGATGGATAAGATAAACGAACTGCGATGCTTTACATAGTCACGCCCTGCTCACGCCCTCAAAACCTAGTGAGGCTAAAACAACACATCCCCAACTATGCCACATGGGTTGTGATGATGGATGCTGCTACCAACTACAAGGGAGCAACAGGCGCATCAGTCACACACTACTCCACACGCACAGGCAATATGGGTAACCCCCTGCGCAATGAGTTCCTTGAGTTGTATGCTGATTCCTTTACCAAAGAAGATTGGGTGTACTATCTGGATGATGACAACATCCTGCATCCAAAGTTCCTTGAGGAGTGGAACAACCTAAACTCCCTTGACTGTTCAATCGTAACGTGGGGGCAAGGGGGCAGGCTACGCCCTACCGACCAACCCCAAGTCGGCAACATAGATACGGCCTGCTATATGTTCAAGCCACACGACCTGCCCAACCTACGCTTTGAGATGACCTATGAGGCCGATGGCATCTTTGCTAGTGAAGCCGCAAGGCTCGGCACACTTATCTGCGTAGAGCAGTACCTTTGTTATTACAACGCCCTAAAATGAAAACGAGCAAACAAATAGATGGGTGGTTCAACCACCAAGCAGCATACGACTACCTCCTTGCCAATATGCCCGAAGACGGTACGTTCGTAGAACTGGGTGCTTGGCTCGGTAAGTCATCAGCCTACCTATGCGACAAAGCAACATACCAAAACATCACAATCATAGATACTTGGAAGGGTTCGTCAAACGAATTGACCACAACCCATAAACTTGCAACGGAGGTGGACATCTACAAGCTCTTTGTGGAGAATATGGGTGAGCGCAAGTACAAGGCAATCAAAGCAACATCCAAAGCAGCATCAAAGAAGTTTGCCAACGAATCCCTTGACGTGGTATTCATAGACCTTACCCATACCTATGAGGCGGTAAAGGAGGATATCAAGCTTTGGCTACCCAAAGTAAAGAAGGGAGGCTACATCGCAGGAGATGATTACCACGAACATTGGAAGGGAGTAATCCAAGCGGTAGATGAACTGCTACCCCGAGCTACGTTCATTGATGACTGTTGGATTTACCAAAGGTGAAGAACCACACAAAGGTCTATCTCAAAGGGATGGGCTACTCCACAACTGACTTCATACCCTGCGAGATATGTCAAGCCCAAGCGCAAGACATTCACCACATAGAATCACGCGGAATGGGTGGAAGCAAAATTGCTGATACTATTGAGAACCTAATGGCTCTATGCCGTAATTGCCATACAGAATATGGGGATAAGAAGCAGCACAAAGAGATGTTAACCGCAACACACGATCACCACCTCGCAAAAAGGGTTATTTAGATACAACCGAAAATAACGGAATTGAACGGATATGAAAGATGACAAAGGCAGGTTCATAGCAGGCAACACAGGAAGGCCAAGCGGAACACCAAACAAGACCACCAACAAAATCAGAGAGGCATTCCAAACCCTCATAGAAGCCAACCTTGAGAATATGACCCTATGGCTCACCCAAGTTGCTGCTGATGACCCGAAGGGCGCACTTGACCTCTTGAACAAGATGGCAGAGTACACGACTCCCAAACTCGCAAGGGTGGAGAACTCGCATGAGGTATCGGATGAGCTAACGAAAATCAAGGTAGAGATTGTCCGAGCTAAACATCAAGAGTAGCGAACTCTTTGAAAAGAACTACACCGCCCCAACTCGGATAGTAGTCAATCAAGGCGGCAGCCGTTCTGGTAAGACCTACTCGCTTTTGCAGATGCTCATCGTGATGGCGATGGAGGATAGAGGCAAGGTGTACTCAATCGTGCGCAAGTCTCTGCCCTCTCTGAAGATGACGGCCTATCGTGACTTCTTTGAGATTCTAAATGCCAACGGTCTCTACGATGAGGCACGGCATAACAAGAGCGACTACACCTACGAGCTAAACGGGAACCTCTTTGAGTTCATCAGCCTTGACCAACCGCAGAAGAAACGGGGAGCAAGACGTGATTACCTATTCTGCAATGAGGCAAACGAGTTAACGTGGGAGGATTTCTTTCAGCTCTTGATTCGTACCACAGGCAAGATATGGGTTGACTACAACCCCTCTGATGCGTTCCATTGGATATACGACAAGCTGCTGACAAGGGATGACGTTACCTACATCCAATCCACCTACCTCGACAATCCGTTCTTGGATGCTTCAATCGTTGAAGAGATAGAAAGGCTGCAACATACGGACAATGACTATTGGAGAATCTACGGACTTGGAGAACGTGGTATGAGCAGAGCCACCATCTTCCAATACGGGCAAGCAGAGATACCAACGGATGCCACGCTCCTATGTCACGGGATGGACTTCGGGTACACCAACGACCCTACCGCACTTGTGTCGGTGTATAAGTCGGGGGACAATCTGTATGTGGATGAGTTGATTTACCGCACGGGGATGACCAACCCCGACATCAGCAACGTACTTGCCTCACTTGGGCTTGACCGAAGGGCAGAGATATATGCTGACTCTGCTGAACCCAAATCTATTGAGGAGCTGCATCGTATGGGATGGAACGTGAAACCCACGCAGAAGGGCGCAGATAGCGTCATAGTGGGTATTGACGTGCTGAAGCGGCACAAGCTATTTGTAACCCCACGAAGCAGCAATCTAATTAAAGAACTTCAGAACTACAAATGGGTAGAAGACAAGAACGGCAACCTCTTGAACAAGCCGATAGACGCATTCAACCACGCCATTGATGCGCTGCGCTATGCGACCTACAACAAGTTGAGCAGACCTAACTTTGGCAGGTATGCCATACGCTAAAACTAAAA